TAAGTGCACCATTTCTTCGGGCGTAAAGAACCTCACCGCTACCCTTCCTGCGGTGGGGTTCTTTATTTGTCCGTAGAGTAGAAGCCTTTGCCTTTGAATGTAACAGGAGGAGAAGTCCACACACGTCTGAACTCATTGTGACAGTTGGTACAAATTATAGTCTCTTCAGGGTCAGTCATCTTGCGCTCTATCTGTCGCACATCACCACATCCTGGACATTCATAGTCATACATCATACGTAAGGTGACTCCCCTCCCATAAAGTTAAGTAGTTTACGCAAAGCATTACCGCATCTTCGATCTGCAGTAGAGATAGCACACTCTAGTACCTCACTGAGTTGTTGCAGCGTATAGTTCTCGTGGTATCTAAGACGTAGTATCTTCTGCTCATCTTCGTCTAGTAATTCATAAGACTTCTTGATATCAATGAGTGTTGCTAATAGGTTGCCACCCTCAGCAGGAGCAGAAGGTTTGCGTGGTGTGCCGTCATTGACTAGGTTCTGTGCCTGTTCAATGGCGGTATCATTGACCACGCTTGCAATTACATACGGTAACAACTGTGCAATAGTGACAACATCATAGAAGGATTCATCGTTGGTTTGGTAGCCAGAGCGAGTAGCCTTTTCTTTGCGGGCATAGCGTTCAATGGCACGCTTCATCTGCCAACCGATACGCCTTTGATTAGCCAAGCGCACTGCCTCATTCTCTTCCTCTAGTAAGCCATTGAAGTAAGAAGCACGTGTCATTAGCCAGGCGTATGCCTCTTGTGTCAGGTCATCACGGTCTACATACTTACGATAACGGCGATGAACAAGGGTTACTACACTAGGCACAATGTCATTGAGTATTGGATGAGGTTCAGTCACAGTCAGGTAGCACCAAATCTATAGTGTGTTGGATGTTAAGTAGTTTGATAGCAAGGAAGTCAATGTAATTACTGGCATCTGCTAACTCTTCGATCAGTTCTCTAATGGTATCTGAGGTAGTAAAGGACTCGAACTTCTGCCCCTTAGCGTGTGAGTACTGGTCGTGGCCCACACCCTTGACTCGCATAGCACGAAGAGATGCAAAGGATTCAATGAAGGATGTTAAGTCCTCAGTTGATACACCCAGTGCACGGTAGCCAGTAACTGCAGCGTGATCTACTAACGGGTTGGCTGCGGGCGTATCAGTATTGTCTGAGTCTTCCTGTCTTGGTGCAAGATGTGAAAGCCCATATGCTGCAAAGTCTGTAGCATTATGACCCATTCGTTCTCGGTCATCATCATACATCACGCACCTCCAAATAGTTTTAACGATTCTTCTTTGCCGTGTGCAAGGTAGTAATCGTTAATGTCCATTGATGCAGGCAATGATACTATGCGTGAGTTCAATACTTCTTGTGAGACACGGCGAGAGAACTCAGCCCCAGGATTGGTGCCATCCTCTTTGATATCGTTATCACCTACAATGTAGACGGTATCGTATCCAGTAAATAACTTAGAAAAGTGTGGCTTCCAAGCCTGCACTCCAGGTACACCCACTGCAGGTAGATTGATTAGACCTGATACAACTACTGCATCCAACTCACCTTCACATATGACAATGGCACCTGAATCAATAGTTATATCAGCAACATTAAACAGATGAGCCTTCTGCCCTGTTGGTGCACCGTACTTAGGTTTGCCATCATCTAACCTGCGAAACTTAACGCCAACACACATACCTAACGCAGTCAGGTAGGGGATAGAAAGCCAGCCCGCGTGGTTTTCGTGACCATTGATAGGGTCAGTGACTAGTCCTAATGAAAACTGCAGAGCAACATCTTCAGAGATCCCACGTCCTTCGAGATACTCCAGCGCCTTTGCGTCCAGACTTTTGCTGTAGTGTGTGACCGCTTCCAGCAACGATTTCGATTGCTCTTTTGAGTGCATCCTTAAACTCCAAGTTCTCTATTATCCCGACAACATTTACTGCATTGCCACCCTTCCCACAGGTGTGACAAAAGAATAGGTTGTCATAAGTATTAATGACGGCACTACGTCTTTTATCTGGGTGGATGCAGCACCTAACAGATGCTGACCTACCCTCTCTTACTTCCCCACCATAGTGGGTAACAATCAATCCTATGGGGATTGTGTTTGCATCAATGGAACCTTTGAACCCTCCCGCTTTACGTACCCTGGACCAGTCTTGTGTTGGCATACACACCCCTTGAAGTCGCACTTATCGTGCCAATTAGAGGCACGTTTGTAATGGGAAAGAGAGTTCTCTTCTCCACCTTTCATACAGTTTTCACAAATCATTTGAACTCCTTCAGTTCAGTTACTGGTACACGCCATCCACTAATAGTCTCATCCCTGTAATGGGATGTAGCATACTCTTCAGGGTTACAGTAACCATAGACCTCAACCTGTGAGTAATAATCTTCATCAAGAATCTTTGTTCCTACTATGATCTTCCCGTTATCCTTATTCCAAAATGGAATAGAGTCACGTGTGCGTACAGTGCGTACCTCAAAGTTGTTACCAACATCAGGTAGTTTTGCACGGCGTGGGTGTAGTTCATTGGGATACCACGGTACGTTCCACGCAGTATCAGTCAATGATGCAACAGCCCACTCAGATACGTTGGCCCGCACATTGGCAAGAAGTTCGTGCTCTAAGTAGCCGTTCTTCTTACCCTCTGCATAGTTAGGTCTGTCTACTGACCCATACTTAGCAAGCCAACGCTCTGTTGCTAACAAGGTACAGACTCGTACCTCATCCTTGCTCAGTTGAACTATCATCTACTTCTTCTGCATCAGCAGCGATGAGTGCTTCATCTAGTGATGCTATTTCTGGTACTAGTATCTCTGTCGTTGTTATTTCTCCACCTGGTACTGGCATTATTGTTTCTCCTTTAGCCATTGAGTTAAGTCTTGGATTACCCAAGCCTGATCTATTGATGCGTTGCGACGCTTAACTACAACATAAGACATAGGTACTTCCCCAAGACCTCGTGCCTTTGCATAGTTAAGCGCCTCAACTTGCGCTTCTCTCCAGAACTCAGGCAGGGAAAGGGTCTGCCTGTTCTTGAGTTCAAGGATGTAAGTTTCTCCAGATATGATAACAACCATATCTCCTTCATCCTTTGCCCCAGCCTTAGTCAAACGCTCTGCCATAGCACCCGCATTGCGGAGCCACTTCATTACATCTGTCTCAAACTGAGAACCTTTACGTCCGTTCTTGTTAGCCATCAGTACACCGTCTGCATATTAGAGTGCAAGTATGCCCTGCCTTGTGCATCTTGGTCTCCTATCTGACACGCTGCGAAGTTAACAAATAGTGTAGCCCATTTAGAAGCATCTGCTGTATGTGGACCGAAGCGGTTCTTGACTGCAGCCACACGCAACATACCCTGTGATGGGTCATAGCCTAATGTAAGTATAAGAGCAGGTAACTGACTGACCTTACCGTGAATAGCACGGCGTGGAGGTGGCATCAACGGTGACCCATACTCGCTCTGTTCTGATACGTGATGAAGTACTAAGACGCAAGCCTCTGTCTTGCGTGCCATATCGTGCAGTTCCATCATAATTGCACGTAGTCCTGCCCATTCATTGTCTGTTTCGGCTGCAACATTCATTAAGTTATCAATGATAATTAACTCAGGTGCTATGCCAAAGAGTTCAACGTAGGCTTTGATTTCTAATTCAATGTCATCGAGTGATGGACTTGAATCAAAGACCCATTGTATGTGCGACATCTTATTAAGGTGGTCAGCGTAGAAGTCATCTCTGTATTCCATATTGGATTCAACTGTTAACTGTGTATGCCCTGAGATCTGCGCTGCTGAACGCATCAAGACTGTAGCAGTATCAGTATCGGCTGAAAAGAAAAGTGTTGGTACCTTTGCCTTGATTGCATAGACAAGAGCAAACATACTCTTACCAGCATTCGGTGCAGCAGCAACCATACATACTTGCCCTCGTCTAAACTTAATGGACTCACCAGCAAGGCCAGTCCATACATCAGGCAGGGGCACAGCCTTGATAGTGCTGGTGCCCAGTGCCCGCTTTAGATTAAGCAACTTCCCCATCCCCTCCAAGATTTATTCTGCGTTGTCTTCTTACAGTTTGACGTTCACGTGGTGCCAACCCACCCCATATACCAAATGCTTCTTTGCGGATTCCCCACTCAGCGCATTCAATTCTATGAGAACATCCTCTGCAAATTGATTTCGCATACTGACCATCAACGTAACTTACTGCTCCCTCTTCTCTTTCAGGGAACCAGAAGTCACCACCTATCTGTGCACATAACGGGTTCTCGTACTCACGAGGTTCCCGCATTCAATTATCTTAGGAAGATTGCTTCGCACTTATCTGCTGCACCCTTTGGCGCAGCACACATCCAGGCTTTCCACGGTCCACGTGCTGAGGTTCCATTACGAAACGCCATAGTGCCGTGCTTACAGGTCGGGGCTTGTCCTTCTACAACTTGAGGTGCAGCAGCAGGTGGTGTATTGAATTGCTTTTCAATTGATTCAACTGTTGGTGCTGATGCAACTGGTGCACCACGTAGTGATCCATTAACAGAGTTAATTAATGAAGATACATCCTGGACACTGGCCAGTAATGCTTCTAGTTCACCTTGATTATCAGCATAAACATTTACTAGGACACCATCCTTGCCATAGTTAACTTGTATCTTTGTTGTTGCATTTGCAGCCATTTATTTTCCTCCAGTTTGTTTGATTGATAACCGTTGAGACTCACTACCAAACTTCTTAGGCACATACCCAATAAGTTTTTCTACTTCTTCACTGTCAATACTTTCACGACCTCGCACTGTTGTCCAACTGACTTCCAGGCCAGACTGTGTAGTACCTAGTAACCCTTCAAAAGAAGCCTTCAAAGAATCCTGATGCTTCTCTAACTCCTTGATTTGTCCTGCTAATTGTAGATACAGCAATGCATTCTTGTCAATGTCTGCATCTTCAATGACCACATCAGTCACTGGTGTATGTTCTTTTTTTATACCAACGCATCCCATCTCACCTGATGCATCGTAGAACTTACAATAGAACTTGCAGTAACTAGCATCTCGCTCTGGATCTGGTGCCTCTGCTGAACCCTTGATTGCTTCCAACCAATTCAATGCTTGCAGTGCAACGCTTTCATCATAATCTTCTGTGTGTACCTTGATGTCTCGCTCATCACCATCACGTGCAATAGCAACTAGAGACACACGCTTTACATCGTGACCATTCTTAGCAAGTAGATAACCATATGTCTGCACCTGCCAGCGTTGTTGTGTTGTTGGGAAGTATGAAAGGTTACGCACCTTGCTTGTCTTCCAGTCAATGACATCACCAGTACCAGGTACATAGCAGTCAATGTGTGCTTTCATACCGTTGTGTTCAACTAATGTTTCAATCATTACATCTGGATTATCTGTTAACGCTTTCTCAATCTCTGCGTGGATAGCAGTACCCATAATGGCAGCAAGTTTCATCTCGTTCTCATTAGTTTCAGGCTGGTCATTTAATCTGTACCAGACCTTGCGACGACAGCCACCTAACTCTGATGGTCCTATCTGTACCTGTGTAGAACGTGAACGCTTTGCATCACCTGCACGTAGTGCAGTTAGTAGTAGTTCCTTTGGGTCAGTCACTTCTTGTACTTCCAATCTACCCATATATCAAAGGCTCTACCGATAAGAACACCTATCATCAATCCAATTAAAAAAACTTCCATTACTTACATCCTTTCCTGGACTACTAACTGTAATGGCTTACCAGTGTTAGCGTCAAGGACCGAAGCAATCTCTACGGCTCTACGGGCGTGTCTCTTTGCATAGGTTAAGTCCATATCAGGCTTGACAATTGAATACAGGTAGCCAAGAGCAAGTTGACCACCAGAACCAATGCCATACGCTCCGTGATTTGCTTGGAAAAAAGAGAGATCACAAGCAATACGAAAGATATTACCGTTAAAAGCAATGAGATAATCGAAGCCATCATCTTTGTCCACCTTGTTGTAGTCGTAGTTGTTGTCAGCAAATGCTTGAATAATACTGGGTATAACTTTCTTTCCCATAAACTGGGCTGGGTCTTCACCACGATAGAGCGGTGGCTTCCAGTTGTAGGAAAGAATATCGCCTGGACGTGTATCACCTGATAGACCTATTAGGTACTTGCCAACCTCAACTATCTTCGGTGTACTGGTTGCAAGCGTTACTAAATTATCTTCTGTGATCTGTGAATCTGCTACTAGAACGGCGTAGTCAATACCTTCCAGCGCTGCGATTGTTGTCATAGATAGAATCATACTAGAGAACGGCGTGTCGTCGCGTTAGCGACACTACTAGTTACTACAATATGAGCCGTGAGGCGAATAAAAGAACAGGGTGCCCCGAGGGGGCACGATGGTGCAGTACTGACTGTGCGGTTCCGTCTACCAAGGCTGCCTAAATTTAGGTCTAAATTAAGAGACAAATTTGGGTCTGATTTACGAGCACTTGGTCCAGTACACGTCTGTCCTTGTGGCTCACAAGTCTTTAACATAATGGCATCCTTTGAGGACTATGAATTAGTCTGGTATTTCCTTGATGCTACCTGTGCCAGTTGTGGCAATCTAGTAGTTGTCCCTTGTCCAGTAGATAAAGATGAAGCACAGACTCTCTGAGATTAATGAAGTAGCACGCACAGGAATGTGCTTAGTTTGTGGCCCCACAAGAATCAAGATGCGGGATAAATCAAAGCCAGTATCAGGTAGATACAGGTGCAATACCGTATACAAGATAAGCCAGATGAAGGCACGTTCTCCTTACCACGCTTACCGTAAGGACTACTGCGAGCAGTGTGACTTCAAGCCAGTACACATCTCTCAACTGGATGTAGACCACATAGACGGTGACCGCTTTAACAATGACCCAGCCAACCTTCAGACCCTGTGTGCTAACTGCCACAGGCTCAAGACCCACCTTGCAGGAGATAGCAACTCAGGTATCAATTAGTTTTGTGGTACAAAAAAGAGGCCCCCATCCCCGAAGGGATGAGGGCCATTTGCCTCGCGCTGGTGGGTTACTTAGACCCACGACCAAAATCTGTTGATTTCGGATCAAGTGCCTTGAGCACTGGACCTGCGATGGCTGCAATTCCTGCTGTTGCTAGAGCCTTTGGATCTGTCACACCTGCAAGCCATAGCGCAATTACTGACGCAATTCCTGCACGTAGATAAGTTCCTGCCATAGCGATTAACTTCTCTTTGTTCATTTGTTCTCCTAGTCTTTGAACTTTGGACTACCGAAGCCAACAATAAATAACTTCAGTCCTTTCTTGTTATCAGTGCGATAAGCCCTAACCTTCTGGACTACTTCTCCACCGTTACGTTCACTGGTAGATTTCTTTTTATCACCTGATGTATTGCCTTCGATAGTGACAATGGTTCCATCGCCATTATCTCTGACAACAATTCCAACGTGGTCAATAGGGTTTCCACCCTCTGCGAAATCAAAGAAGGCCAAGTCACCAGGTGCAGGCTTAGCAGTTTCTGTGTTAGCCCAACGCCCAATCCCTTGGAACTTCTCTGCTCCATCAGTAGTAGAGACTACGTTTGGAATCTTTAAGCCAACTTCGTTGGCACACCACATTACAAATGAACCACACCAAGGCTTAAAGTTTGCCTTAGTAAATGCTCCATACTTTGTTTCATTATCCTTTGGACCTTCTATCGTACCAATCTCAGCACGAGCAGCCATTAGAAATTGATTACGTTGTCCCATTTATTTCTCCGCTACTAACTTGTACAAGTCATCAACACGCTGTTCTAGTCTGTCCAATGAGTCACGCATACTCGATCCGCCATTGCTTTTGAGTTCAATGAGATAGTGCTTAACCATCCAGCGAACAGCGCCAGCAAAACTGGCTACTATTGTTATTAGAGCAACAGCAACTGTTGCATAGTCTTGTGCCTGCATTATACCGTCCTAATGGTTACTAGTAGTAATCCACCATAACCAGTGAATCGCTTATCCGAAGGTGTTGCATTTCTGAAATCCATCTCTTCAATAAGTCCAATAAAGGACTCACCAGTTCTAAAGTCTTCAACGCGGATGGTATCTCCAGCATTTTCTATTGTTTCTAACTGTGACATACGGAAGTAAGCAGAGCCTTCATAGCCAACCTCTACACCGAAGTGATCTGATTCGTGGTCAAAGCAAGAAAGTGGATACTGAATAAGTCGCTGACGTGGGATAGCAGGCAGAGCCTTAATCTGGTAACCAGTAAAGAGTGGTCCCTTAGTTGTATCAGTAGTTGAACGAGTCAGAGTAAACTGAAAGCCAAGATATTCTTGTGCTGCCTGTGGATAGTTAATGTTAATCTCTGGTACAAGTGCCTCTTGTGCAAAGGTACCAATGCGGAAGTAGTTATCTGCATAGTCAATAGAATCAATGTTAAGTCCACCATTAGTGGTATCTATACGAGCCTGCATTAACTTAAAGATTTTAAGTTCTAGTGTGTTGTAGCGTACATAGCCTGTACGCAAGAAGCCTTCTGCCATCAAGGTAGATGCTGATTCGATATAGATAGCACCATCAGAACCATTACCAGCGTTACAGAATGCTAAGCGGTTGGTATCACCAAGGAAAGCACAGGCTGTTGTGTAATGGGCTAGTGCATCATCTGGGTCATACAAGTCCCAGGCATAAGGGAACTGAAGGTTACCTAATGGTTGTCCCATATCTACGCGGGTTACACCCACCTGACCATCAACACCAGAGGCTGACCAGATGTATCTATCACGGAAAGCAAAGTCATAGACTGGTTGATCTGATTCAAAGATTAAAGCGCCGTAGGTAATGGAACCATCGAGTTGACTTGCATCAGCCATACGCATACCTTGGCTAGTACCAATAGCCATATTGCCAAGGTAGTAAGCAATCTTAAATACAATCTCACCTACTGGTAGTTCTGCTGCAGTGATAGCACTAGTCAGCGTAGGCATAGCACCTGCAGTAGAGAGGGTAAACTTGTAAATGTTTGACTGGATACCTGAGTAGCCAGAGATGTAGATAGCAGCACCACTTGATGTGATACTAGTAAAGATATGATCTGGATCATTGTGTGAATAGACCGCAGTTGGTAATGTCGTAGCACTTGTTGAGAACTCATAGACCTTATCGTTAACACACATTACAATACGCTCTTTGGTGTACTCCATAACAGCGTTAGTTACAGTGATGCTGTTCTCAGTAATCATCAGAGTAGGTGATACAGAACTGTCATCAGATAGCAGTTTCTTATATACTCTTAACCTTGGAGTTCCAGCGTTAAGTACGTTAGTAACCCAGTAAGCATAGACACCATCATCACAGATAGCGTGTACTGGATAGTCTGATCCTGAGTTGTAATCAATGAAGTGGATAATCTCTGCTACGCCTGTACCTACTGGAGATACTGCAGTAGATGCAACGTTAGATGCAGTCTTAGCGTATGTAAAAGTTGTGGTTGTTGGCACCCCAGTAATGGTGTAGTCACCGTTAAAGGTGGCATCCACGCCAGTAATGGTGATTTCCATACCAGTACATAGACCGTGTGCTGCGCTAGTTGTCAGTGTAGCCACGTTAGAAGTCAAAGCCTTGTTGTTAATAGATACAGTAATTGCAGGAAAGACTTTATCTACATCGTACTCATCAACTAGAAGCACACCGTTATAGGTGTTGCTGCTCTTATCCCATTGGATAGAGCGCATCAACTGCCAAGGACGACCATCAGTTCTGATGCCACCTGTGGTGATGTGCTGACTATCAGAAGATTTAAGCAGGGTAGCCTGTCCCTTAGTCCAGACATCAATACCTTTAGAATCTGTGTACTGGAAGCGAAGCGACTCATCCTGGATAGGTTCAAAGAACTTGATGCCTTGTCCATAGTGGAATGAGGATTGAGAGCGTAGCCACCAACCTGTGAGCGTCTGCTCACCTGGTTCTCTGGACTGGTCAATCTGTTGCTTACGATACTGGGCAGTTACACGACGATAAGGTGCATCATCAGAGTTAAGCAAAAAGAACGGTAGTCCACCAATAGCCACGTCGTAGGCTTCACCAGTTGCTGAATAGTTAGTAGATCCAGCAGGGTTGGAAAGTATGTAGGGTATAGCCTCGGTTATGTCGTGGTTATCAGCCATCTACTTACTCCTTTGATTATTTTTTGGCATAAAATTATGAGCAGTTTAGAGACATACTCAGGTCTATGATCTAACTGTTAAGCAGGCAGATTTGGTGTGGATTGTTCCGCTTCAGGATTTAGATAGCGTTGATAGTCTGAGTTGGCTTCGTCTTTAGGAATAAAGGAAACTGAACCATCTTCATTTTTACGTTCAATAACTAATTCGTGTTCTGTGTATTGTGTCATTTTACAACTCCGCCTCTACTGCAATCGTTGCTGCGCCGTTTGTGTATAAAACTAGAGCCTGTCCAGCGGTATAGGCCGAAGTTGCGCCAGTTACCTTTATGCAGCAAGAATCCACTGTTATCTGGTCTGCTGCTACTGTTCCAATAGTTGATGGATAAGAACCAGAACTGTTAAGAACTGCTATCTGACCACTACCTGAACCGCTTGCTGGAAGTGTTACCGTTGGTGTTCCGCGCTTTGTTACTTTGTAAAACATTGCACCAAAAGCAGATGATGTTGATTGCGCTGCCATAGTGTTTCTTTGTGCCGACATTGCGAATGTTTCGTAATAACGCTGACAAGCGGCTAATTCTCCTTGGATTGTTCCTCCAGCCCTTTTGATAGTTGTGGCTACTGACCCAAGTTCTAATTGAACACCAGTTACTTCGTAATAGTCTGCCGCACCTGCTGTACCTGTGGGCGTATAGACAAAGTACATCGCTAGTTCAGTTGCCGTACTTGCAACGGTGCCTGTGAAACTAAATCTTTGCCAAGATGTAGTCAAAGTTGCATTGTTATTGATAACAGTTGCTTGACCTGTGTAACCTGAAAATACATTTTGGTCAGTACCAGTGCCAGAAAATAAACCGAAAGCCAAAATATCTGAAGTTGCAGAATAGTTAGCACCTTTTCTTGCATAAAAAGAAACTGTTACTGCTTGACCTGCAAACTGATAGGATTGTGCAGACTCTAAATTCTGTCCAAAATACATTGCAGTAGTAGCCGTATTCCCAGATTGACGACCAATTCTCGCACAATACTGGATCGTTGGTAGTGTCGAACCTGCGTTTTGTCGGCTTACATCTCGGTTAGATGCACCTTGTGGATAAAATTGCCACCTGTCGGCTGTATAAACATAGCCAGCACTCGTAAAAGAAGTGCCTCGTTGCCATATATCTATGCAACTATTTATGACCGCGTTGCCGTTGTAGGCTGATTGATAGCGCAAGCCTGTTGAAGTGGAACTATCTGCTACGAGGCTTTCACCGTTGTTGCCGACAGCCAACCTAGCGGGTGCTGTGGAGTAACCGAATAGATCACCCTTTGCTG